CGCAGCCGATCATCGGGTGGGACGGATTCGTAGACGGCAGCAACAGCGCAGTCTTGAGCGAGATCTACTTGGGTTAACGTGGGCTATTCAATTTTTCATGGCGCGGACAATGCACTGCGCGACTTGAAAAAGCTGCAGGTTTTTGCGCCAGACGAGTTCGCACGAGCGCTGTATCAAGAAGCTCAAATCGAGCTGAAAGAGATCAAGCGCGTCACGCCGGTCGATACTGGCGCACTGCGAGCTAGTGAGTATGTGACGGAGCCTCAACGTGAAGGACGTCGCATCTGGGTCGAAGTCGTTGCAGGTGGGCCGTCTGCACCTTACGCGTTCTGGGTGCATTACGACTTGGAGGCTTATCACGAGCACGGGCAAGCGCTCTTCATCGAACAGCCGTTGCAAGAGAGCGCACCTTACTTGGGAGCACGCATCGCGAAGCGAATCGACTTGAACAGAGCGCTATGACATGGACACTGGCACGCTTGTCGTCTCTTCGTTCGTACCTGACTTACTCTTCCTGCTCGGGCCTGCGGGATTTGGGCTCACGTATGGGACGAATCTCTTCAAGGGGCCGAAAGCGAAGATTCCAGACGGCAATGGGCCGTTCTGCAGCGTCATTCGCGCGCCTGGAAGCGGGACTGAAGGTACGCACAATTCGCTTATCGTCCCTGCTTACGAGACGCCTGGCGGTCAGATTCTGTGTCGAGCGACTGATTACGACGTCGCTGAGACTCTTGCGCTGCAGCTGCATGCGTTTTTGTGGCCCGTGCAGAATCAATTTGTCAACGGGACGTGGTGGCGTCAGTTGAACATCAAGGGTGAACCGTTTGATCTTCCACCGGACGAGAAGCAGAGGCCCCGTGTAGCGTTCAATATCGACTGTGTGAAACGTGTTTCACCTGCCACGAGTTAAGGAGACTGAGAATGAACCTGAATACTTCGTTGAAAGTAATCTGCGAGGCCATCTTTTCGAACCCGGCGACGGCGACGCAGTTCGGCACCGCTGACGCGAACATCAACCGGTCGCAGTTCGCAACGCTGACGAACGGCGTCGCGATCAACCAGGTTGACAAAGCGTATTCTGAGACGCATACGCTCGCGGCGAGCGCGTCGCGCACGCTCGACTTGACGGCGCTGACAGACATCTTCGCAGCTGCGCTCGCGTTCGTGCGCATCAAGGCGATCTTGATCTTCGCAGACGCCGGCAACGTGAACACCGTCAACGTCTTCAAGTATGGCGCAACCGAGTTCGTCGGGCCGCTCGTGCTCGGCGGCATCTCTGCTGACACGCCGACGCTCACGTGCCTCCTGGCGGGCTGCTTGCGCTGCTCGCGCCGACAGCTGCTGGCTGGCCGGTCTCGACGACCACGGATTTCACCATCGCCAACGGCGGTGGTGGTACGGGCGTCACCTACGACGTGCTTCTGTTGGGCGGCGCGTCGTAAGGCGCGCTCGTTCAGACAAGTCATTCACTATCAGAGCTTCATAGGAGACGTTCATGAGCAACGCTGTATCAACAACGGGAATTCTCATCAAGCGGGCGCCGTTCGCGTCGCCCTCTTCGTTCGTGACGATTGCCGAGATCACCGAAGTCGGTCCCGGCGGAAAGTCGCGCAACAAGATTGAGACGTCAACGCACAACGACGGATCCGAGAGTCACATTCTCGGCATCTTGCGTCAGAAGGACCCGACGTTCAAGATCAACTACCTCGCTGGCGACGCGACACATATCGTGCTCAACAGCGACATCGACAACAACGTCAAGGCGTCGTGGCAAGTGCTCTTCCCGTCAGGACGTTTCCGTCAGGGGTTCGGGTTCATTCAGAACTTCGAGCTTGACCCGGCCCCGGTCGACGGCAAGCAGGGAGCGACCATCACGTGGACGTGGGCGGGAGTCGTCACCGAAGGATAGTCAACGCAGTCAACTAGGAGTGGAGAACAATGACCCAGACATTGCTCTCTGCGGCAAGCATTCTTGACGCAGAGGATCTTTCAGAAGAAACGGTCGACGTGCCCGAGTGGGGCGGTGCAGTGCGTCTCTGTCAGATGACAGCTGAGGAGACGCGCGAGTTTACGAAGCACATGTCGACCATTCAAGGCGAAGAAGACGGCATGTTCCTGATGCTCGTCTACTCTGCGCGCGACGTTGAACGGAAGATGATCTTCACTGTCGAAGACGTCGCACGACTGCGCAAGAAAAACATCAACGTCTTGAACCGTCTGCAGCGAATCGCGCTGCGACTGAACAAGATGGGCGACGCTGGAGAGGCGGCCCTAAAAAAGGACTAGAGCGGAACGGTGATCGCCGTTTCGCTTATGTCCTCGCCAGGCACTTAGGAAAGAGCGACGTTGACGCGCTCGTCAGCGAGCTTGGTGGCTTCTTAGGGCTGAAGTTCCGCGAGTGGAAAGCGTTCTACGAGCTTGAACCACCTGACGACGTGCGCAGCGAATACGGGCTGGCGCGCATCATTCAGACGCTGCTTCGTAGTGACAAACCGCTCAGCGATTTCCTTCTGCCTTTTGGCGACCGACTCGTCATTAGAGCGCCAGTCCAGCAGTCGATTGAACAGCAGGAGCGCATGATTGACTCCTGGATTTCTGGCAGTAATGCCATCATGCGGGAGCGACAAGCGAGGGGCATAAGCATTGACTGACATTGCTCCAATCAAAGGTCTTATCGAGCTGCAAGACGAGTTCACAACTCCTCTTGGGCTCGCTGAGGCGGCGCTCCAGAACTTCAGCAAGACCAATCAAGAGAGTCTGAAAGCTGTCGCTGGTGTCGTCGGCATCGTCACTGCCGCGATCACGGCGACAGCTGTCGCGACGATTGAGCTTGGCAAGCGTGGTGCCGAGGTCAATGACGTCAAAGCGACAATGGTGCAGTTCGCTGGCAGCGCGAAGCTCGCTGCTGACGACATGGATGCTTTGCGTAAAGGCACCAAGAACATCGTTGACGACTTCTCGCTGGCGAAAGATGCTGCGAAGCTGTTGTCAGCTGGTGTGCATGTCACAGCTGACGAGTTCAATCTGTTTGGTGAAGCTGCGATAGCGATGCAGCATCGCGGGCTTGGTCCTGCGAAAGAAAATCTCGAAGCGATTTCTGAAGCGATGTTGACTGGACGCACGCGCGCCCTTTCAATGAAACTCGGCGTGGCTGACATCACGGATGCTGAAGAAGCATTCGCGAAGACGCTTGGCGTGTCGAAAGACGACTTGAACGAAGTCGGCAAGGCGGAAGCGAACCGCATTGCCATCATGAAGCTGCTGAAAGACGCGACGAAAGACGCGAAAGACGAGCAGCGTAACTTTGGAGAGGAAATCGAGTTCGCGAAGACGCAAGTTACGAATTGGCTGGATGATCTCGGTAGCGCCGTCGCGAAGTCAGAGGTCTTCAAAGTCGGCATGCAGGGCATTGAAGACGCTGTCAAAAGCGCATTCAGTGGTGACAAAGCGCAGTCAATCAAGACTATCGTCGGCTTTCTTGAAGAAGGTGCGATCACTGTCATCAGCTTCGGGCAAGTCGCGATTACGATGGCGAAGGGCGTCGAAAGCGCGTTCAATCTCGTCAAAACCGTCGTGCTCGGGCTTGAAGGCGTGATTGTCGCCATCGCTGAAGAGACGATTGGTTACGTGCAGACTGCAGCTGAAGCTGGCAAGACGCTGCATCTCATCTCCGCTGACTCTGTCGCGAGCGTCACGAGCTTGCACGAGCAGCTGAAAGGCATGCGCACGTCATTCGAAGACCAGACGGCGGAAGCGGCGAAATCTATTCTTGGTCACACAGCGCTTGACGATACGTTTGACAAGCTCAGCGACACGCTCGGCAAAGTCAAAGCGTCAATGCTGCAGGCAAAAGACAGCACGAAGGCGACGACTGAAGAGACTGACAAAGGCACCGAGGCGGTGAAGAAAGCCGGCACTGCTCAAGACGATCTCAACAATAAGTACCTGAACACCGAGAAGATCCAGAAAGCGCTGCAAAAGAGCACGCAAGAGCTGGCGACAATCTGGGCTGATTACTACGCACTCGTTGCGAAAGACTCGAAGACGTCTGCTGAGTCGCAGCAGGCGGATATCGAAGCGACGTTCCAAAAGAACGTCAACAGCCTTGACAAGCTCGACCCGCTTTACAAGCAGAAATACGCGGCGTACCGCGCGATTGCTGACGAGTCGCTGAAAGCGGTCGGCATGAGCTGGGACAGCGTCAAGGATCAGTCGCTTGAAGCGCTGAAAGAGCAGGCTGATAACGCTGAGAAGACGTATAACGCGATGCTCGAAAGCGGCTTGACGTTTAGCCGTGAAGTGCTCGACGCGCAGCGTCAGAAGTGGATGGACTTGCGTGACGCTGTGCGCGACTACGGCACAGGTGCTGTCGCTGCGCTCGCGCCTGTTGTCGATGAGATGCACGCGCTAATCAAAGCGTCTGACGACGCGTATGAAGCTCAGAAGAAGCTGAAAGTTGGCTTCAGCTTCGACGTTACGTCACAGAACTTTCAAGAGACGGCGCAGCGTTTCGGGCTCGACAATTCAGCTTACGATCTCGCGAAGAAAGGCTATTCATTCGCTGAGATTGTGCAGATTACGAACAACTTCAAGAACGGCTACACAGGGCCGCTACCTCCACCGCAAGGCCCGCGTATTCCTGGCTTCGCAGAAGGTGGCGTCGTCATGGTAGGCGAGCGCGGCCCTGAAGCTGTGCGCTTGCCGTTTGGCAGTCAAGTCTACCCGTCAGGCAGCTCGCCTGAGAGCGGACACAGCATCACATTCGGCCCCGGCTCCGTTGTGGTGCAGTATCCGATCATGAATAGTCCACGAGCCATCAACGAGCTTGGTAACGCGCTCGGTGACGTGCTGCTCACTCGCATGCGGGCGAAGGGCTATCGCGTCGGGTAATGTCAATCACCTGGACAGCTTCGACGACTCCTAGCGGCGTCTCATTCGTAGACGTCGCATGGTCATCCACGCTTGGTCTCTTCGTTGCGATTCAGACGACGACTGGCGATGACAAGTTCTATTCGTCGCCCACAGGCGTCGCGTGGACAGCTCGAAACTACGTCAGTGCGACGCTGCGACCGCTGCGCATCGTTTGGGCTGCAGGGCTTGGTAAGTTTGTCGCTGTCGGCAGCACGTCTGGTTCTGCGAACTGCACGTCATGGACGTCTGTTGACGGCCTCACGTGGACGAATCACGCCAACATCATTGCTGGAACTGTCGCGATCACTGGACTTGCGTGGTCAGAGCCGCTGAGTCGTCTTGTTCTCATTGGCGGCGTCTTCAGCGGTGGCATCTTCAGATATCACAGCTTCACGTCGTCTGACGGTGCGTCATGGACTGATCAGGGTCAGATCGATTCAGGTACGAATGCGCCTTGTGGACGTGTCATTTGGGCGAATGGCGCTTTCTATGTTGCGCTAAGTGCCGCTTCTGGTACGTTCGGGCTCGCGTCGTCGGCTGACGGCATCACGTGGTCCCTTTTGGGAATGTCAGGGATCACGTATCCGCAGAGCGTCAGCGTGCTTGCTTACGATCCAACTGATGATCGTATTGCAGCTGCTTACGCCTTCGGAGGATCAGCCAGTATTGCTACGTCTGACGACGCTGGTGGGACATGGAGTGATCAAGGTGTCGTAGGTTCTGGTACTGCGAATGGTCTCATCTGGGGTAACAATGAATTCTTGCTCTTCGACGGTGCAGACGTCGCGACGTCACCAGACGGCATCACATGGACAGTTGACAGCTCGATTCCTACGAATCTCATCAATGGTGTCTTTGCACCTGAACTCTTCGCGTATGTAGGCGTTGGGAGCACGAGCACAGCTGCAGCTGCAGTCGGCGCGACGACGCTGCACGACACGACGCCTTCAGTGAACGCTGGGCCTGATAAAGCTGCAGCAGGACCGCTCCCAAGCACTGTTCATATTGATGCGACTGTCATTGCGGGCATCAATAACGACACGCTCGTTTATCAATGGGAGCAGACGAAAGGGCCCGGGCTGCTCGCGACGCCTGCTGCGCCGACTGTCGTCGCGCAAGGTACGACAGGTGCGACGACTTACGGATACAAGATCGTTCCAATCGGCGTCGTTGGAGATCACGGAGCTGCGAGCGCTGAGACAACGATTTCAAACGGTAATGCAAGTCTGAATAGCACTGATTTCA